TGACAAGACAAAATTGGAGCCCTTATCCCAGAGTGAATCAAGGAAAACGCCAACATCATTGTAATTGGGTGGAAGTGATGTCCAAAACTTGGCATACACACTGTACATGAGTCGGTCCAGCCACATCGAAAAGTTCGGCAACCAAATTGCTGATATCCATTCAAACAAAGGAGGCAAACTGATGAAACCCAAAAGTCCCACCACAAACACATCCAAGAAGGCAGTGTAGCCGACCCGGGCTTCCATATGAACCTTGCCATTGATCATGAAGGATAGTGCTGACACTTTCTTTGAAAGGGTTGACACAAGGGAATATGACCTATTAGGCCGTATCTTCTCAACATACCACATGTACATCCAATGTCTCACTAGCAATGAGGAAAAATTCGGACTCCCTGACATTTGAACATAAATGGAGGGGTCAAGAAAACCATAACATGTTTTGGCCAACATCATTTGAAGATCAGCTGGCCCCACGGCACCATTCTGAAGAGCCATCAAATCCATTGGCCAGGAAGTGACCCTTGCCATCTGACTTTGCAAGGCTCGAACATGGCCAAAATTGAATAATGTGGGATTAACCATGTCGGGAATGAGAGCAAAACCCCCCATCAAACTATCCCACAATGACACAGTGCCATAAGATATGATATTGTTATCTGGTTTCAACTCATCAAAGTCATCATCAATGTCATTGACAACAAACCTGGCATCAGGTTTGTACCAGTCACGAAGCACCTTCTCGTAGGACGGCACCGGCATTTTCATACTGCTAGCTGCCCTCTTCAAAGACCCAGTGTTCTTCATGATTTTAGACAACTGGTGATAAATGTCGGGATGGTGGGCAGTCAAAGACAAATAGCTCAATAATCGCTTGTAACGATACACTGGGTCCATAGTCTTGACAGAAGCCGTGACTTTTCCAAGCAGCCGTTCCCGGTCATGTGACACAGCAAACGTGGGGGTGACTTCTTTCAGTCCTGCCGCCTTGAAATCTTTGAGATCCCTAGCATTGGGAAACCTCACTTTCTTGCTAAGGAATGGAATGTTGCTCAACTTGCCAGAAGCTTCAAGCAACATAGTCACATTGAACCCAGCCATGACATGTTGAATGTTGCCAAAAGTCCAAGAAGCAGGCTTGGTGGCCAAATATGATAGCACATGGTCATCTCCATAACAAGACAGCTCATTGTAATGCTTGAATTCTTTGGCAGAAAGCCCAGTGAGCTGCTTCCATGCCATCAAATACAAGACCACAGTGGCAATGGAATTGTCCATGGACGTGGAAGTGTGTCCGGTGGTCAAGCCAGTTCCATCATTATACACATCTCCTGTAGATGTGGTGTTCAGCAATTGCTTGGACACTTGATCATAGTTCACATCAATCAGCGCAGCTATCCTGTCCCGATCTTTGTGGTCTTCAAACCCTTTCTTTCGAATGGCTTTGATCATGTCCAGGACACCACCTGTCAAGGTGGAATCAAACTCTTTCATGTCTCCTGCAAAATGGTGTTGACATCTATTGTGTGCCTCATATGTTCTATTCATCCAATACCCGTTTAAAGGCATTCCCACCTTGATAGGGGTCTCACGCCATTTAAAGTTGTGATTGGGCTGATAGTTCCATATGGTTGACATAATGTAATTGCCAATGGGCACACCTATGACAGTACGCACCTTGTCAAACATCCATTTCCTGGGTGGCAAAGCTTCACCTTTCACTGAAACATGAGCCACAGGGGTCATGAGTGGAGCCTTCTCAAAGGTGGACCTCCACAATTCCTTAAAGGCCTTGAAGCCTATTGAATTGATGAAATCTTTCCTTGAATGCTTCTTCCAAGGCCGTGTTGGGTCACGCATGAAGCTTCCCAAGGCATGTTTCTTTTCCCACATCCTGATAATGTAGTTAAAGGGTGTTAGCCTAGAATGACGAAATATGTCACCCAATAGGAACCATGCATCATCCAATTCAAGGTCAGGGAAATCAAAGGAAGGAGATTTAAAATAACGGGATAATGACTCAAGTTCATTCCCTTCAGTTACATACTCTTCTGACCTTCGGAATTCCACTGCCTTGACACGCAGTGGGTCTAGCAAATGGTCAACCTGCATCTTCCTGGAATGGATGCCTTGTTGCCAGTTAGTCCCAGTGACCACCCATGAAAAATAATCACTTCTTTCCGCAAAGTGGGAAGGAC